ATCGGTTTTTATATAGTTAAGTGAGTTACCCATTAGTGTCTCCTAGTTTGATTTCCGTAATTGAATAATTGAATCTCTCCTGTTTATAGATCTTGATTCTCTCTTTCAAATGATTCAAAGTAATGTTCCTGTAATGTTCATTACTAAAATCATCAGCAAAATCATATAAGGTAGCCTGTGCTTTACTATCGTGTGTACGTAGTGCCCTTCCTATAGATTGTAAATTTCGCACTCTACTTTTCATAGGTGATGCGAATATAATGTTATGCAGGTTCTTAATGTTGATACCAGTGCTGAAGGTACCATAAGATGCGAGGATGATTGCATTGCTATTGTGTTCGCAAAGTTCCCTCACCTTTTCACGTTCTTCGGCAGCAACGCCACCGTGAATAAAAAACAACTGCTTTTGTGTATCAGTATGTTTCAGTTTGTTAATACTATTTAGCAATTCCCAAAGTGGTTCTCCGTGTTTCTCTACAAAATTGAACAGGATTAGTGTATTGTTAGGTATATCAAGGGATAGTTTACAGATAATTTTATTCCTTTTGCGGTGTTCTATTATCTTGTTTATCTCCTCCTGATAGTCCTCGAAGAAAATAGTATCGTGTCTACACAGTAAAATATTTATTTTAAGATCAGATAGATAACCATCCTTCTGTAGTTCGGATGTACGTACTGTTCTTTCTACTGAACCGAACATACCTTCTAACATTAACTGATGACATTGCAGACCATCTAACGTTCCTGTCAAACCGAAACGATACTTAGCATCATAACATTTATTTAAAATTCCAGTCAGTGACTTACTTTTATATTGGTGTGCTTCATCTCCTATTATAACATCAAACCTTTTAAAAAACTGCGGATCCTCTTTGTATATTGATTGCCACGTAGATATTATTACTGGATATTCTTGCCATTGATCTCTGCCACCCATACCACCATATATCTTTCCTACTTCTTTTGAATACCATCTGTAGGTTTTAAAGTCTTTATATAACTGCTCTACTAAAGAAATACTTGGTACTACAATTAGTATCTGTTTATCTCTTTTAAGATACCAACGTACTAAAACATATATTATGAGTGACTTTCCTGATCCTGTGGGAGAGAGTAATAGTCTGCGGTGGTTGCGAAGTGCTGAATAAATTGCTGCGAGTTGGTAATCTCTTGCCTTGAAAGGCAAACCCAAAGATCTAACAAAACTCTTAACTGTCTCTTGTGATATGCTTGTGTCAAATTCATCGGGGTCTCCGTATTCACTGTCCTCAATCTTATAATCATATCCCATTTTTTGCAACCACTCTATTAGATATGGATACAAACCTACGTATAACTCTCCTGTACCTGGTGAATATAAACGAATCTTTCCATCCCATCTACGATATCTCTTACGTTTTTGTAGATACTTTGCTTCGGGAACTTCAAAACAAAAGTATTCACTCAACTCGTGATGGATGTGCATCTCTGCACCTACCCGAAGGTAGATCTCATTTTTCTTTTCAATAGAAACCATTATACAGGGAACTCAAAACGCTTGGCATCAATAGCGTTTTTCACTTGGAAACCTCTGCTATTAATCATTTTGAGTATTGCCTCAATATAATTTATGCAAGTTTCAAAGTATGTTATCTTGAGTTGTTGTCGCTGTATATCTTTATCTGATTCAAGGAAGGTATTGATATCACCTTTTAAAATCTTGTGGTCAAAGTATTCCCCATTGATGTCAGGACCTTTGCCATTGTAATACATCCACTTAGATTTCCATAGAGTCTTGAGTTTACATTTCTCATCCTCTATTACTAATTTGTATTTGTTGTAATATACGTGATACTTCTGGTGCAGTGACGGTACCTTTAATGATTCAGATCCTAGATCTAACTCATCAAATATACAATCTTTTGACCACTGCTCCTGAAGATCTTCAAGGAGTGCCATAGTTTATTTCAGGTTAGTTTTCCTCGTACCTGTTAATCCTTGAATTTCGTAACTAAGATAATCAAATGTTACAACCGCTTGGAAGAATTCTTGAGCATCAAGAGTTGCATCAAATTCAAGTGTACTGAGGGATGTTGGTTTCAGATCTTTAAAGACTACATTGAAGTTAGGTTGGAAATTACTATTCAGTACAGTAAGAGTTCCATCTGCAAATAACAAATCACCAATCTCTTTTGCTGGTAAGTTAGTTTCTATGCCTGTCTCAAAGTCCTGTCTGTCCTTAAAACTATCAGGGACACCAAGTCCTCTCATCCAGTTATGAATGATTAGATAGTTTTCAAGATCTTCATCTACAAGAAATTGTAAAGTAAAAGATCCATACTCCAAGTTACCGTCAACAAATGCAGGACGGAATGGAGTGTCCTGTTGAACAAGACCCATATTGATCTGTGGTATATTTGCCTGTTGTGCCAAGTAAGACACCTTTGGAAATTTACCAAGAGAAAAACGGAAACCACCTGGTGAAAGGAAATTCCTATTGCTAATTTGTGAAGCGAAAGACATTGACTATATTAGTGTTCTCCGTATTATTATTTAGCCTACTCCCAATACTCATCTAATACATCTAAAACGTTGTTTAAAATCATCTGTGCAGCAGCACGTTCGTTGTCTGTCCAATGAGGATACCACTGGTGTTGATGTAAACCATCTTTCATCCTCATTACCTTTGCAAGCATTTGAACTTTGTTCAATCGTCCGTTCATAACCTAATTATTTAACATAAAAAAAGACCCCCGAAGGGGTCTTTGTAAAGTATATAAGCGATTGCTTACATTAAGTTGTCAACAAGAACTCTTCTGTAGTATCTGTTCTTGTTAGGGTCAAGGTCTCCACCACCTTGATCAGTACCTTCAGCAAATGGGTTTGAAACAAGACCGTATCTTGTCTTAAATCCAATTTTTGGTTGGAAGGTGTCCTGACCAACGGCTCTAACCATTTGTAGAGGAACGTATGGGCAGTAGAATAATCCTGCATCATATGCAGAACTACCTTTGTATCCAGCAACGTAGAAGTGTCTGTCACTTACGTTTGCAGAATATGGGTCAACATAAACTTTGATTCTTCCGTTTAATGTTCCAGCAAGTGTAGAACTATTGTCATCAGGAAGTAAGTTTGAGTTTCCAGCAAGAGCAGGAGTGTAGTCAAGTACACCAGCCATTGATAGAGCAGACGCAACGTCAGCAGAACATATTAGAATGTTCCCCTTACCACGACGTGTCTCGTGCCCGATGGCGTTCATATCTCTTTCGATCTGGAATAACAGACCTTTGAACTTCTCAACAGACCATCTTCCGTTTGAGTCAACGTCTAAGTCGAAGATACCAGCAGATGCAGTATTGTTCTGAGCACCAGGTCTTGCAACCTTGTAAACAGTACGAACAACCTCACGGTTGATTTCTGCAAGAACCTCTGTTGAGAGGATGTTTGCTAGTTCTGACTCAGCGTCAAGACCGTGAACGGCTTTCAAGTCTTGTGCTAGTTCTAAACTGTACTCAGCTTTGAGTGCTCTGGACTTCGCAGTCACAGTAACTTTCTCAATACTGAAGTTCATTTCAGCGAAAGCGTTAGATCCAGTTCCGAGTGTCTCTGCCTCGTCTGTTCTCATCGCTGTACCATTTGTATAGGTACCAGAGTCGTTAAGAATACCTGGGTTACTTCCTGCTTGTGCACTACCTTGTGAACCGAATCCACTTGTTTGTGCTGCGTCAGTTCCAGAGAACTGTGAATCTGCTTCGTTGAAGAATGCTTCTGTACCAGCAGTACGGTTTGTACCGTATCTGGATCTCATAGCAAAGATAAGTCCTGTAGGACCTGTCATAGGTTGAACGCCAGCAATGTCATATGCAATAAGCTTTGGCATTGAACGTCTGATCAACGAGATCAATACTGGGTCGAAACCAGCAGAAGGACCTGTTGCTGTAGAGTTAGCACTGAAACCAGCAACTCCACCTGATGTAGATGCTGTGCTTACTGTTGGTGCTGCCTCTGTTAAAACTCCTCTCTCTTCGTTAAGGAATTTCTCTTGGTTTTCAAGGAGAACGGCTGTAACTGCCTTCTTGTAGTTATCTTTGATATCTTCGATACCATCACACTTAAGAATTGGGTTCCACTTCTCCTGTAACTGTTCTGAGTTAAACATTAGCTTTTACTAAGATTTTTGTTAAAGGATTGGATCACTTTGTCCAGCGACGGAGTGCGTCTACGTAACGTGACATAGAGTCCGTCATCTCTGTGTCCACAACTGGTTGAACGTCTTCAGCAATAGTCTCAGCGTTAGCTGGTGCTGGTTTCTTTGAGAAGTAAGACTCCTTCAAAGACTCAACCTTCTTGCGGAATGACTCTTCATCTTCAAACTCAACTCCTTCGGCAAGTGATGCTAGTTTTTCCTTCTCGGTACTAGCAAGTCCTTCGGAGATCTCCTTCACAATCCCATCTTTAACAAATCCCGCTACCTCTTTAGTAAGAGCAACGTTTCTTTCAAGTTGATCGTTGAGTTTTGTTTCCATTGTATCAAGCTCAGATGCCATCTCGGAGATGATATCTGCTTTTTCTTCGGGAACCTCAATGTGGTTCTCGACGAAAACTTTTTTAAGACCATCGACAACAGACTCAGCAATCTCTGATTTGAGACCACTTTCTACTGCAAGTTTGTTATCGTCGATCCAAGACTGTACGGCATAGGTAAGATACTCGTCTACCTGTTCTGCCAATTCTGTTTTGACCTTCTCTACTTCGTCAACGACTCCCTCTGAGTATTCCTTATGGATACGGTCAAGTTCCTCGTTTAACCTAGAGACGACTGCTGCCTCGAAAATAGTTGCAGCTTTTTCTTTGAACTCTTCACTAAGGTCTTCACCGTTAGTTAGTGCGTCCACGTCTGCTGTAACGTCAATTTCAATTAGGTTCTCACCTTCAGCATTCTCAGCTTCCACTGACTCAATCTTGCCTGAAGCAGCAGATGGTTTTGTCTTTGGTGGTGTTGCTGTAGTTTGTGATGGAGTCTTCAATTTATTTGAATCATCATCGGGTTTTGAGTTCATTGGAGTTGGTCCTCCTAGAACTTCTACTGCACCTAATGTTGAACCATCAGCAACAGCACCATCAAACTTGGCTTCAGTTACTTGTTCTGTAGATGCTGTTACTTTCTCATCTGACATTGTTGTTGTCTCCTTAAATAGCAGTCTTTGGTTTAACTAAAAAATATTTATAAGTTATAAACCTTTTAAAAAGGTTTCAAATGCGGTAACTTGCCTTTCAACAAGCTCTCTTTTTGAACTAGCGTTGTCTAAATCCCTCTCAACCTTGCGGAGATCTGATTCTTTTAACGCTGAATTTGTCCAAACCCACTCTTTTCCTTCCATAATTCCATTTACGAAAGCCTCTGGTGCACTGGGATCTGCCACTATATCAGCAGCAGTAGCGAGCATAAAGTCATCTGCCACAACATTTACACCTTCACGGTTCAATTTGAGTGAGCCTACCCCTCGTGATGACACACCTAAACGTACACCTTCATCTAAAAGTGACTTAGCAATCTGTCCCATTGGGGTATCTAGGATTTTTGCTTTACCTTTAAAGTTACTTCCTTCTTGAACAAGAGAAGTAATTAAATGTGAAACTCTATCTAAATTAACAATAGGTCCATCGGGGTGTCCGAGTTCTCCCATTGCTCTTCCAGACTTGATGTAAGTGTTGGAATATTTATCGACTTCACGTGCAAGTGTTTCCATTGGATACATACGACCATTGCGGTTCTTTATGTTTCCTTGCAGAAAAGTTCCTTCTATGTACAGATGTTTTTTGCCATTTTTCTCCTCACTGAGGATCTCAATGTCATCAATCTGCTCCGTTATCAGTTTCATCTGGTGTTTCCTGTGTGGGATCTTTTAACCAATCTTTAGCGATTGTCTTTTTCTCTGCGTCAAGTTTATCAGCAGAGAGTGCCATCATTGCATCATTGACCTCATTCCCTAGATC